TCTTGTTTAGTAATAGTCATTTCAACCAAGCTGATTAAAGCGGTTTGACGTCGTGTTAACGACAAACTCGTTATATGACGCCACCAACAACCACCGCGGTCCACCGCGGACATCAAACCATAGTAATAATTGAGTATTAAAATACTTGGCTATAATATTGGTCAATACAACTAACTTTGTATGCCTTCAAACGCCATTAAAACTACCGATCTAATACCCGACAAGAAGAACGCCAGGAAACGCACCGCTCAATCAGCCCACCTAATTCAAGAATCACTCAAGCGATACGGCACCGCTAGATCTGTCGTTATCGACGAAAACAACATGCTAATAGCCGGTCATGGCACCGTTGAAGCTGCCAAGGCCCTAGGCATCGATAAAGTAAAAGTGATAGACGCCGCTGGTGATGAACTCATCGCCGTAAGACGCTCAGGCTGGACCGATACCGAAAAAGTAGGCGCCAACCTAGCCGATAACCGCACTTCAGATCTCTCCGAATGGGACGCTGAAATGCTCCAAGATCTTGCTTCCGATCACGATATATCTCCTTGGTTCTCCGAAGATGACATCAATGACCTCCTCGGTCAATCAGAAGATCTTGATGATCTAGCTGATGATCAGTCCGATATGCTCTCCGATAATTTCCAAATCCTCCTTACCTTCACCAACGAAGTAGAACAAGCAGCCGCTCTCGACACCCTCTCTTCACAAGGTTTTCAATGCCGCGCCTTAAATTCCTGAGGGAATCTTCCATCGAACGTACCCCAAGAGTTATTCAACTCGAAGGTTTATTTGAACTCCCTCCTTCCCCCACAACCACCCTCCAATGGGATGTCAACATCCCAATCGATACCTTTGACTGGAATATCGGGGTAATCGTTGGTCCCTCCGGTTGCGGCAAATCCACTCTCGCGACCGAACTCTTCCCAGATACCCTCCAATCCTCTTATCAATGGGATCACACCAAATCTATCGTTGATAACTTCCCCCCTTCCATGTCCATTAAGGACATCACTCAACTCCTATCCTCCGTTGGCTTTTGTTCCCCTCCCTCATGGCTAAGACCCTTTCATGTCCTATCCAATGGCGAACAATTCAGAGTTAACATCGCTCGTGGTTTAGCTGAACAACCTGATCTACTCGCTATCGATGAATTCACCAGCGTTGTAGATCGTACCGTTGCTCAAATTGGTTCCGCTGCTATCGCTAAAGCAGTAAGACGTCGTAACCAAAAGTTCGTTGCTATCTCCTGCCATTACGACATCCTCGAATGGTTACAACCAGATTGGGTCTGGGATCCCTCTACCTCTCGGTTCGCCCGAGACTGTCTTCAACGACCCCAAATCCCTCTCGACATTCGACCCGTATCACGTTCCCTCTGGGACACGTTCGGCAAATATCATTATCTAGCTCACACTATCCATAAAGCCTCAAAATGCTTCGCCGCCTTCTACAACGGACGGCCCGTAGCTTTTACCGCTGTCCTTCACCTCATGCACCCCAAAGGCACCATGTGGAAAGAACATCGCACCGTATGCCTTCCTGACTTTCAAGGCGTTGGTATAGGCAATGCCATGTCCAATTACATAGCCTCCGCCTTTCACGGTCATCTCAACCGCCAATACACCTCAGTTACCGCTAACCCCGCAATGGTCGCTTATCGCGCTCGCTCTCCTCTTTGGAAAATGACCCGTAAACCTAAACTTAATATCAACGCTAAAGCTGTAACCAGAAAACGTGGCTCTGCCGATGCCAAAAAGTTTCGGCAGTCCTTTTGCAACGACCGAATTACTGCCAGTTTTAAGTATGTTGGTCCTAGCAACAATGAAGCAACTAGCCTTTTAGGATTGATCTAATGCCTGCCAGTCACGAAGAACAAGCTGAAAAAGCAGTCAGAATTAATCGCGTTGCTCGCCTCTTAGCTAGTGGTGGTAGGCGATCTGATGCTATACAAATGTGTACAGAGAAATGGGGGGTCGCAGAAAGAACAGTTGATGAATACCTTAAGCACGCACGGGCAAAGCTAAAAGCTGACTTTGAAATTGATCGGCCTCAAATGCTTGCGGAGCTTTTATCGCAGCTCTCTACAATCCAAATGGAAGCTAGACGTACCGGAAACTGGAGCGTTGCTCTCGGTGCGATCAATACAGCTGCCAAACTCGTGCAATTAACTCAATGACACTTGAACTCCGTTCTGTTGATGATGGCCATATGTATGAGGTGTGCTTAGAAGAGGATGGGATCAGGAAATGTACGTTCGTTTCATCGATGCATTTGGTTGAATGTAAGGAGTATCAACTAAGAGAAGCGATTAAAAGACAAGCGTTACGAACGATGATTGAAAATGCTTCAAATGATTGTCATTCCGTATGAGTATTCTTGATCTGTGTAATGCTGGCACTGTTTTAGAAAAACCTATACCTTCAACAGGCTTAAAAAGTCCCAAAGCAGAGAAGGCATTACGAAAACAGATTCTGAAAGATTGTCTCCCTGCTCAGAAAGAGTTCTTGGAAGATGAGACTCATCGCATGCTCTCATATATAGGAGGTTTTGGATCTGGCAAGTCCTGGGCTCTGGCTGCAAAATTAATATTCCTAGGTTTGCGGAACCCAGGCACAACGATGATGGCTTGTGAGCCAACATTCGTCATGGTCAGGCAGGTTCTAATGCCAGCTCTAGATAATGCCTTTGATCAGTGGGGTATCGAATATCAATTCAGGGCAAGTCCTACGCCTGAATACACATTAATGTTGCCAACAGGTCAGGTAAACATACTCTGTATGTCAGCCGAGAATTACCAGCGAATCCGTGGACAGAATATCTCTGCTGCTGTTTGGGACGAGGCGGATACATCACCAGTGGAAACAGCCCAAAAGGCTAGCGAGATGCTATTGGCCAGGATGAGAGCTGGGAAGTTTAACCAGCTTGCTATAGCGTCTACACCTGAAGGTTATAAATTCTGCTTCAGGGCCTTTGTTGAAAACGGAGGACCAGACAAACGATTGATCAGAGTCCAAACGCAGGATAATCCATATCTGCCCGAAGATTTTATTCCCAGTCTCGAGCGGAATTACCCTAAACAGCTGATTGCAGCTTATCTTCGTGGAGAGTTTACTAACCTCGCAAGTTGTGCGTTATATCCAGAATTTGATCGGAGTCAGCATTACACCGATGCTGTTCCCACAAACACTGATACTGTTCATATCGGGATCGATCTCAATGTAGGGTGTTGTCTTACTCAACATATGATTCGGCGTGGTGATGAATTCCATTTCTTTAACGAAGCTGTATTCAGAGATACGCAACAGATAGCTGCTGGTTTAAAAGAGATGTATCCCGAGCATTTTCGCAGAGGCCAGTTAATACTGATTCCTGATGCTGCATCTAAACAGCGGTCAACAGCAGCTGCGCAAGAATCCGATTTGGGGATTCTGAAACGTGAAGGTCATCAAGTAAAGGTACAGACAAGTAATCCATTAATTGCCGACAGAATCAATGCAGTAAACAGCTTGATTGAACAGGGCAGACTCCGGGTAAGTAATAATTGCACAAATCTGATCAGAACATTGGAACAGCATTCATATGATGATTCAGGGCGACCGTTAAAAGGTGGCACTGGCGTGGAAGATCTCAGTCATGCTGGTGATGCAATGGGTTATGCAATTTATAGATATGCAGCAATAAGGAGTTACAAAGTGGGATCAGGTAAAAGCCGTATGGCCTCAATTTATTGACGCAAATGTCACCTGGATAGCTGAACCCCTGCGCCGTCTGGATTAAATATATTTGATAATATAGTTAAGTCGAAAACGACGCGTTCCCAATTCCGAATTTCAGTTTGGGGATGACCCAACGGGATCGGTGGATAACCGGATTCGCGAGACGCTTCGACGCAGAACTCGACAATTACATCGCACCAGCAACGCGCCACACGCGACCCACCGCGTTCAGCGACGTTTCATGGAGCAACCCATGGGATCGTCGCCGCATTCGTCCAGCGCGTTCCTAGCGCGTCTGAATTTTTGGGGGGTTTCATGTCCCGCTTGAGCCTGGAACCGATGGCTCGCGGGGCAAATCATTTCCCCCCTCAAAATCATGTTTACTGCAATCGCACCCTTAGTGGCTGGCGTCGAGCTTGTTACTGAACTTTTGTCCGTCGCCGTTCTTCTGATGGCCCTGGATAAATTGGCAACAGCAATCCGTTGGACTTACGCCGCTGGCAAGTTCACCGGTCGGATTTGGTTCACTTACGGCCTGCCGTTATTTCTCCTAATCGCCGATGGCATTAGCGCCATTTGCTCCCAGATCGATTGGGCTGAAATAGCAACCGAGACTCGTCAGATCCTTGTCACACTAACCGCTTCAGCCATTACGACCGCCACCATCATCCGTGACTGGCACCTTGACTGGATCGGCACCATTGATTGGTCCGTTCCAACCCCACCAGCACCACCAGCAATTAATCCATTGCTTGATATTGCTAACTCCTTGGATCAACTGACCTGCAAACAGATCCGCAGCCAGTTTGGCCTTAAGCAGCAAACCCGTAAATCCAAGCTGATCGCTATCGCCATGGCTTGCTGATTTATTCCCCCCAAAAATTCACCGCTCCGTTTTACCGTTAATGAGAAGTGCTTCATACAGCTTCTGCTGATGAATAATTGTGCTTTGAAGCCGTACAACCATCCGCCTTAACTCCTTTACGTCATCAATTTTGGCGATTTGGCGCTCAAACACAGCCAAACTGAACTCACTAGCCAAGCGGTAACGGTCTGCAGGCATTACGGAGTTGCGGTCAGAATTACCATAATCATTCCGCAATAGAATGGCCTGTAAAGATCCTGCGTGATAAATGACGAGTTCATTTAGCCAAGACCAGAACCTCAACCCTTACCCTCTGCCTGGCGTCTTAGATCTGCCGGAGAGTCAAGAGTCGCTCGAGCCGGACAATCTTGACGTAACCATGGGTTCTGATCCCGCGTGGATTTCAGGCCCGGTGCTGGAGATGAGCCGTGACTGGAACGCCATTGAAGCGGTGATAGGTGGCACTCAATATCTGCGTGATAATTACGACATCATGCTTCCGCAGGAACCGCGAGAAGACACCGATGCTCACCTAAGGCGTGTTTATCACGCGGTGATGTCTCCGTTCACGGTACGCATTGCAGAGCAAGCGGCATCGTTGATCTTAAGGAAACAGATCCAGCTAACCTCACGCGACCAAGATGCTGAAGTAGACCCTTATTGGGAAGATTGGAAAGAGAATGTTGACGGTTTAGGCTCAGATTTAGATACCTATGCTCGCAGGGTAGCAATTAGCTCATTACTCTTCGGTCATGCCGCCACTTTGGTTGATTACCCTAACCCTGGAGACGTCCCTAATTTACAGGCTGAACGTGATTTAAATTTGCGGCCTTATTTTATCCATATTGATGCAAAACAAATTCTTGGCTTTAGGCGTTTAAACGAAATTTACCCTAGCCAACCAATCAGCCAGATTCGAATCAATGAGCTAGTTTCAGAAGCTGAGGGGATGTTTGGGGATCGCGTATTAAGACAAATTAGAGTGTTAGAAAAGGGATATTATTGTATCTATCGCAGGCGTGGGGACGGCCCTTACGGGCGGCAATTAGACCGTACTCAGGATGATAATAATAGCGGCTGGGTTAAGTATGCAGAAGGCCAAACCAGTCTGGATACAATCCCACTTGCAATTACTTACTCGAACAAAATCGGCGAGCTAATTAGCAAGCCACCGCTTTTGCCTATCGCGCATTTAAATATACTTCATACTCAAAGAACTGCAGATTTAAGCCACAGTTTACATGTTGCAAGTCAGCCCGTATTAGTGCTCAAAGGCTGGACGGACACTGAAAGCACCATTGGTTTGTCTGTTAATAAGGCAATACTAATTCCGCCTGATGGTGATGCTTTTTACGTTGAACCTGCTTCATCTGCCTTTGAGGCTCAGCAATCGTTTATAACCCAATTAGAAGAACAGATGAGCAGCCTGGGTATTTCCACGTTGTTCTCTCAAAAGATGGGCAGTGAAACAGCAGCGAGCAAGCGTTTAAGTCGTACCGATTCTGATTCGTTGTTATCGATTGTTTCTAAAAATCTTGAGGCCAGTTTGCAGCTAGCATTTGACTATGCCGCTGAGTATGTGGGGATTGAAAGCCCACTTGTTCAGATTAGTCGTGACTTTGATTTGCAGCAGCTAGATGGCAATCAAACACAGTCTTACCTGTCGATGTGGATGAATGGTGCGATATCGCAGGAGCTTCTCCTCCAAATGCTCAAGGAAGGCGAAGTCTTGCCGTCTGTTGATATCAATGAGGAGATTGAAAAGGTCGAAAACGAGAAGGATCAAGCAATGGGGCTTATACCGGAAGATTATTCGCCTGCTCAGCAAGATCGGGATGTGGCTGACTCTGTTAATGATGTAGAGCGTCAACAGCTACGTCGTGAGATCAAGGAAGAATTGCCTTAACTACACTGGGGTGAACTGTTAGTTGTAGACGATGGCTCAGGTTCTGTATCACGCGGGCGAGTCATCCGTCTATGAGGTCGAAGGCGTAACGGTAGATGTTTCTATCGTGCCGTCAGTAACGGCTTATATGACCTTCTACACATCTTCTAATGGCGAGTCTTGGACTGTCTTGATCCCTGGGAGGGTGTATTCAGAGCCGATTAACAAGACCTTTGACGGGCCGTCCCTGGGCAAGTTCGTCAAGTGTGAGGTTTACGGAGGCATCGGTCAGGTAAGCCTTTCTGCCAGTGGCCGCACGATCCCACCGTTAGTGGTTGATTCGCAGACGACAATCGCTGCATCGGACATGTGGGCAGGTAACACGCTAACCATGACTCCGGCGACGTTCAGTGGAGGTACTACGCCCTATGAATTGACGTACAAATGGCAGATGAAAGATGAAAAATGGGAGAACGTTGGAACAGGTCTGTCGTACACCATCCCTGATGGAGATCAGTTTTATGGCAAGCAGGTAAGGGCTCAAACGCGCTGTGTAGATAGCTCCAGTCTTTGGGATGTACCGGATAACAGCATCAATTCCAATTCAGCTGTCAAAACCATTGTTGAAGAGCCAGTGCCTGACATTGTGGTGACGCAAAAAACAGGCATTAGTGGAACAGTAAAAGTCGGCAATACCTTGACTGCAATTTCTCCCGTATGGACTGGAGGTGGTGATGAATCAAGCGTGACAAGTTACCAATGGTTTAATAATCAAGGCGGTTTATTAACAACCCTTTCAACTTATGTAGTTGATGAGTGGATGGTTGGCAAGCAAATTCTTTGCCAGGCCACTATTTCCAGCCCTAGGGAAAACATCGCTAGCAATTCAGACTTAACCGTTGCCGTTCCGCCTTTCACGCAGATTGGACCTGTAACTGTTTCGGTCAATGATGTTGATTATGATTATAACAATGCGCCAGCTTTAACGATATTAATGAACGATCCGGTTCGTGTAGCCGTTACACATACAGGCGATGCAGATAACATCACCTACGAATGGACATGTCGCCAAGGTCCTGGTAATCATACATTGACTAATGTTGAGCCAGACGGCTCAATAGTTGACATTACTATTACTGCCCCAACCACCTTGAGCTTCTCTTGTGGACTGCGTGACACCAACGCAGAAGATAGCCCCAAGTCGATTTCGGTCCTGTTATATGCAGTCGATGCATTAAAAACGGTTTATTCGATTGGCCCAACTCAACTGTTCGTCAATGATCAGCCATACACTAATTCATTCCAAGAAAGCAAGGATGAACAAGTCGCTTTAGCCATTGCTTATGAAGGTGATCTGCCCAAAGCCAATGCGGTTTATAACTGGCGAACAATGTCAGGCGGTGGGTCATTTGTAGGCCCTACAAACCAATCCACCGCAACCTATAACACCGGGTTCAGCATTAGCACGGCACAAATTTATTGCGACATCTCTGGCGCAGACACCATCGATTCTCCTGTCCAATCTGGACCGATTACGATCACAGTATTGAGCTAACCACTATGGAAATCTTTCAAAACCCAGTCTTCTGGATCGTGATCACAGCTGCGTCTGAAATTATTGGGATGAACCCCAAATGGAAGAGCAACTCAATCCTCGAGGTAACGCTTGGCTTACTAATGAAGCTAAAACCCAAAAATATGCCCAAATAGAATAAAGCCGAACATCTTCTTTTGATTCATGGCTGCCAAGAAGAAACAAGGTTACAACTCCCGCTTGGACGAATCTCTTGGCGCCAGAAATGGCAAAAAGAAGCAATCGCTTAAGTCCCGAAGGGATGAAAGCAAGGGTGCAGAGAAGGCAGCAGGACGTCCCGCCTATTCAGGCAATAAGTCCAGCAGCCAAGGGAGAAAGAAGAAAAAGTAATGCGGCTAGGCTGTTGTTATCTGCCCTTTTGAGATAGCAATGGCCTTTCAGGACGTATTCCATCAAGTCAGCCAAGTTGGCACTTTCGGCGCGACTGCCAATGTGCGAATTGCTGGCCGAAACATTTCCTACGTTCGTGCATTTGTAAAGCGTGGCGGCCTGCTTGACGGGCACAAAGGTATCCATATTGGCCAGCTTTACAATTCTGACTTGTACTTCTACGAAAATGATTCACCGGTCGGTGGTTTTAATGTTGTCCCATCAGCCGATGATGTTTATGCCGCGTTTTTTGCTCAAGGAATGAGCGAAGTGGTAAAAGACCAGCTGTTGGCCAATCCTCAAGCAGTTGGTGAATTGAATTATGACGACTTTTCCCTAACTGCGACCATCATCGGGGCTGGTGGTTCCTGGGCATTCAGGGCTGATGACACAGTCACAGTGGAGACCGAGATTTCGGAGCGAGTCTGGGCGGTTCCTGCTGCTGCGTTCCCAACCTTCCGAGACCTTGCATTGCAGCGTCTATCAACGCTTCCCAGCGGCGTGCAAGCTTCGAGCTATATCACCTTCAATGGTGGTGATGATTACATCAATTTCACGGCTGGAAATACTGCTCTCAAGTATCTCGATTGGACTGCTGATTGGACCTTGGGCATTACCCTGGTTGGCTATCCACAGCATTCTGATGCTAAGTATCAGTGCCTGTTTGCCTCAGGCAATAACGTGTTGATGATCCGCAGGGGTGGCACCAACCAATCGTTGTATATCGCTAGCAACAACACTGGTTACGCCTCACAAGGCATCAACACTTGGTCGCCGATCAATGACGGCGATCGGCTGCAGTTTGAGTACAACTCAACAAGCAAGCACCTGCGTTATTTCAAAGGACAGCCAGGAGCAACTCCTCAGCTGGTGGGCACATTGACCGTTAATGCCACCAACATTGCCAACAATGACCCTGGCGATGATTTCGCTATCGGTAGAGGCAATGGGCTGACCAATTACCAAGAGCTTCTGCACTGGGATGGCGGCGTGAATAACTTTATTGGGATGCAAGGCCCAATGGGCACTACTGATCGCCTGTCCTACTTCCAGTCCGTTGGGGAGGCTTACGACGAGCAGAGCTGGTATGCAGATCTCGATAGCTGGGCCAAGCTCGGTGAAGACCCTTATCCAAACGTGGTCGATACCGTGGGCGGTCTAACCGGTGGTGAATTGATCAATGGCACAGAGGAGGACTTTGTGCCAATTGAATCACCAGCAGAGAGTTGATTATTCAGCAGGAGGTGTGGCCACAGATTCGTCTGTGGCTTCTTTCTCTATCTTTGATGATTTGCTAGGCCGCCCACGCTTTGTCTTGGGCGCTTCTTTTACTTCTGAATCTGGGACTTCTACAGGTGTTTCGATGACATTACCACCGATAACCGTTCTGATGATTTTAGTTGCCATTGATTTGATCCAAGCAATTTAATTTTAGGCATGAACGCTAAGCAGCTAGAAATTTTCATCCGTGAAGCTTTCCAGGCAGAAAAGTGGACTGCCGAAATCATGGAAGAGGTTAGTCCAGCCTTTGTGCAAGCAATGGCAGAGGTAAGGCGGATCGTTGGCCAGTTACCTGATGAAAGCCTTTTAAGGGATGTGGAATGGAGACGCCGTTACCTGCCGTTGGTGGAAGAGGCGATCAAGCCGTTTAACGATGCGTTAGCTCAAGCGGTAATAGAGAAGATGGTGTCCGCTGGACCTGGACTTGAGCTAGGGGCATTAAATCAGCTACGGGCGGTTGGTGCAATAGCTCCGGCAGCGGCAGTAGGGGTTTTAGGTGCTCCGTTGTCTGAATTCACGCGGATGGCATTAGAAGCCGAGGTGGTGAAAGGCACCAGTTTGACCCGTTTGTTTGGGTACGGCCCTGACACTGACCCGCAGACCACGCCTCCGTTTACGCGATCAAATTTGCGTGTCATCAATCAGAAGGTGGCAACCGGGATTATGAACGGCACGCCCACGGCAGAGATCGCCAATCAGATCGCTAGAGAAGTTCCAGCCCCAGGCAGGCGCAGGCTGAGGATCAATGAGAAAGGAACAATTGCGCATGAGGTAAACGCCTGGGCGAAAGCTATTGCCCGCACTGGTATCCAGGACATGAACCGGCAGGTGCATGAGCAGGTATGGGAAGCGAATGAGATCAAAGGGAAGGAATGGGGGTACGAGTGGGTTTCAGCGTTAGACCCGCGTGTCTGTCCCGTCTGTGCGCCGATGGATGGAAAGGTGAGGGACAAACGGTCTGATTTTCCGTTATGGCCTGCCCACTTCAATTGTCGTTGCCAAGTGGTATTGATCAATAAGGATGAGCGGGAAGATGTACGTTTCGGAATCGAGGTAAGTGAGAAGCCGTTTACCTATAACGGCAAGCCCATTAACAAGCTGAAGGGCGAGGAACGCGCCAAGGCGTTGGGTTCGGGATATTACGCAAGCAAGGTCAAAGTCAAAGGCAAGCGTTTAAACCGCAAGGCAGAGGAGTTTGAGGCAGCACCAGGGCAACGCCGAGTGACGTATGGGGATTATTTGCAGCAATCAAATAACGAGACGCAGGCTGCGTTTTTTGGTGGTGGGAAAGGTGGCGCAAAACGAGCTGCTGATTTTCGCGCATGGATGGGGGCTGGGAAGACACCTCAACAGGCGATGCAAAAAACAATCATCAATATGCCTGGCACGACTGGCGCATTGAAGGACATCAACCCGGCGAAGGTGAGATTCCGTCCATTGAAGGACTTGAAATTGCCAAATTAATTTCTATTCCATAGTGGTTATATTATTGAGTAGATCCTGTGGATCTTCCATTGTCTACTTCCCTGAATGTCTGAAGTTAACGAGTTGAGTCCTGTGGGCGATAACACTCAACAGCCTGTGGCTGTACCGCCTTCTGATCCTCGAGACGCTGAAATTGAACGGATGAGAGCACACATCCAAACGCTCACATCTGAACAATCAAAATATCGAGAGGCAAGGCGATTAGCTGAAGAACGTGCAGCAGCAGTTGAGCAACAGCTGAACAGTGTCCCTAAGCCGGGTAGCTCCCAGGCCTTGGACCCCGATCAGCTAGCGCGGCTGAATAGCTATGACGAATTGCAGAAACGAGTTAGCGGCCTGGAAACAGAGCTAAAAACTCGTGACGAGCAAGTTCGATCAGAACGGATTAAAAGTGCAGCCCTTAGCGCCTTCAATCAAGGCGGCGCAATTAACGGGATGCACCTTTATGAAGCAAGGAAAAATGATTTAGTCCTTCGTGATGACGGATCTGTTGTGGGGCTTGATGGGGGCGTCGAGCGACCACTAGATCAGTTTGTCGAAGGGTTAAAAGCTCCGGGCAGTGCCTGGGCGTATCAATTCCAAGCATCCGGTGCAAAAGGAAGTGGAGCAGTTGGTTCACAACCCACGTCAACTGATGGGATTCCTAATCCCTATTTGACTGGGAATTTTGCAGCAGCAGTAGCACTTGAATCGGGTACGCCAGAGGAACAAGCTTTGGCGGCTCGTTTTAAGGCTGAGGCTGGCAAAAGATAGGCCCGTGGCCGTCCTGTTCAACCCTTACCTTTTTTTGACAAATGGGCGTCTTTCAAGGCAACGCCGGAACCAGTCCAAACCAATCGGTTTTTACCAGTGACATTGGGTCGCTGACAAGGCTGGCGACTTCTGCACCCTTTCAGAAATATCTGATTGAGGAGATTTTTCAGAAGTCTGCTTTTGTGCAATCAGGAATCCTGACTCCTGAAGGTCGTTTGAGCAACACGATTGGAACCCGCATTGAGGTTCCTTTCTTTGATCCTCTGGATTACACAGAGGAGACAGTTGCCTCCAGCAACGACTGGGGAACTAATGGCGCTGGTTTCTATACCACCCAGAAGACCACAGCGTCCACTCAGTACGCAACGATCACCAACCGTGGCGCTGCGTTCGCCATGGACGATCTTTCACAGGTCCAAACTGGTGAAGATGCGCTGAATGCAATCCGCAGCCAATTGTCTACGGACATGGCACGGAAGATGGAGCAGAAGCTCCTTTACATGCTTCAGGGTATTGTCGGTCCTGCTGGCCCTCTGGCTGCTACAAACAGCCTCGATGTATCTGGCACTGATGCCGGTGCATTGACTGAAGCTAATTACCTGACTTCACAGAATGTTGTTGCAGCCAAGTATCTGCTTTCGGAGCGTGCCAATGATCTGAATGCGATTGCAATGCACCCTCTGTGCGCTGCATATCTCGAGCAGATCGGAATGCTGACCTTCTCAACCGATTCACTCGTATCTGGTGGAAATATCCAGTGGGGTGGCGGTGGCGTAGGTGTTACTAACACCCAAATCGGCTGGTTTGCTGGCCTTCGTGTTGTTGTTGACTCTCAGATGCCTGTTCGTGGCACTGCTGGTCAAGCCCAACAGTTTGTTTCGTACCTGTTTAACGACGGCGCGATCAAGACTGGACAACAGTTTGCGATGCAAATTGAAAGCGAGAGAAACATCCTTTCGCTCCAAGACATCATGGCTGTTACTTATAACAACGTGATGCATCTTCCTGGTGTCTCCTGGGCTGGCTCTTACGATGGGCCAACTAATGCTCAATTGGCAGAGCCTACTAACTGGAGCTTGGCCTATTCCGTGCCTCAGCTTTGTGGTGTCGTTGAATTGGTGACTAACTCCCCATTCGGCGGTACTGTTTAACTGTCAGTCCGAGAGTGCTGACGGGCGTTGGAGGTTTAGAGGGGCTAATGCCCCTCTTTTTTTGTTGTCGTTCAGTAGTGGCAATAGAATGGCGCAACTGGTCTTGTCTGATGGTCGGGCTTGTGCGAATGGACTTCTATAAAAACGGAGTCCTTAAAGTCATTCATCTTCCACAGGATGAAGCGAGAAAAGAGCACAAGCGTCGAGTTGAAGAAGGCTGGGTTCTTGCTTTTAGCGTTCCGGTATGACCTTCAACTCTGTCCTCGGTGGCAGTGATGCCACGTCTTATATCTCGATTGCTACGGCAGACGCGATTTGGGCTAACACGCTAAATGATGCTGCATGGACGGCATTAACGGAGCAGCAAAAGGGACAGTCACTAATGGCTGCCACAAACGCCTTAGAAGCGTTGCGTTTCTCTGGTGTGCGTTGTTCGCCATCTACTGATGATGCAAGCCTTCAGCAGGCGTTGCAGTGGCCACGGAGCGGTTACATGTGCAAGGGCATCCAAGCAACCTGTGGCTCGATTCCACGTCAGGTAGAACAAGCAACTGCTTATCTGGCGTTAAATCTGTTCAACGATCCGAACGCCATCATTCCTGGCGTTCCTACGCCGACACCACAGCGTGGCGCGGTTCAAAAGCAGAAGCTTGGCGATTTAGAGCAGACTTATTTTGCCCCGTCTGATGTAGGCACCAAGATCGGCGTTAGTGCTCCGATTGTGCTGCAAAAGTTCCCTTGGCTTGTTGACGTCTTGTCCTGTTGGCTGGACGGTAACTATGGCCAATCTGGGATTATTAACCGCGTGAGATCCTGATGCCTTTTAAATCCGAGAAGCAACGCGCCTACTTGTTCGCAAACGAACCGGAGATTGCCAAAAAGTGGGCGTCAAAATATGGAACGAAGCCCAAACCCAAGTCTG